CTGACGCAGTGGGAACTACCGATAACGCTGCGTTGGTCCCGGCAGTAACTCCAAGATTAAGTCGGTTAAGCGGATCGCGAAGGTCTTTGCCTTGATCCTGCATCTGTACGGCTTTGTTAGTCGTATCGCCCAACGCAGCGGTAAGGCCTGTAACAGGGGTGGAGTACGCAAGTAGATTTGAACCTGCTGCGCTAAAAGGATCCATCCCCGCTTCTTGGGTTTGAACGCTTTGCGCCTGCTGCTGTAAGCGTTGAGCTAAGGCATCACGATACTCGGGCGAGATAACTGGGATGTTATCGCCACCGTAAGGATTAGGAACGCGGGCGGCGTTAAGTAAGCTGCCTACCGCAGCGTTAGCGCCAAGCGCAATCTTTTTACCCGCAAGTCCAAAAGTGTCCGCTACTTCGGAGCCGTACTGCGATACAAGACTCGGCCCTTCATTCTTAGTTGATGCCCCCACCGCTTTCAAAGCCGAACGGTTGATGTCCCCCATTGCGGCAAGACGATTGTAATCTACGCCTTTTGTTTTTGCATGGTCACGCAGTACACGATCTGCTACGCTTGATATTGTCCGTGCATCCGCATCAGGCATCTTCTGCCGAACGTAGTTTACAATATCTTCAACGGGCGATGGCATGCGAGTCCTTAGCGACGATACAGATTAATGGCGGCGTCAATGGCGTCTTGCGGCACTCCTCCAATTGTCGCGCTTTGTGTGGGTTGCGCAACAGGCGCAACCGGACCGGCTTTCGGATCAGTCGGCGGCGGATTGTTCGATTCCCACGCCGCGATCTCTTCTGGCGATGGCGCACCCTGTAAAAAGGAAGCACGCATTTTCTTCCATGCCGTCTGTGCTTTAACGTATGATGCCGCTGCCGCCACGTCATTCTTACGGGTATCGGCCTCTTCTTTATTCTTTGCAATAAGTCCGTACTTTGCTTCCAACTCCGCAATACGTTGTTCGGGCGTCAGATGCATGTTCGAGCGCTCGGCAGCTAGTGTTTGCCGTGCGGACAACCCTTGCTGCGAGGGCGAAGGAATAAACGGCCCTTGTTCGCCCTGCGGTCCGGTATTTTGTATATCGCGAGGGTCGACGTACCCTTGCGTCGCATCCTTGAACTGCGAGGCGTTCAGTTTACTTTGCGCATATTGGGCAAGTGCAGGATCTGAGCCGTTCGTATACGCACGAGGATTGGTTTCTGCGAGTCGGTAGTTACCGAGCTGTTGTGCTAAAGCCGCTGATGCGCTACGTTGCCCGGCGACTTGCTGTTGCGATGCGTAGTTACGGCTATCCATGAGGGCCTGCCGCGCATCTTGCTGCTGGAGTCGATCTTGCTGTTGCGCATACCGCTGCTGTTCTAAAGCCATACGGGCCGATTCGCGGTTGTTGACAATATCCTGCTGGGCCTGCGCGGCTTTTTGGTTATTGTAATCCGCATACGCCTGCGCGACCCCGCTCAAGCTGCGCCCTAACTGATCAGCAATACCGCCTGGAGTAAGAATAGCTTCAGCGTTCATTAGCCCATCCGATACGAGTTTTGGTTCGGAACGCGAGAATAATAGCCGTTCATCGCATCGCTAAGCGATACCCCCGAATTGGGGATGCTCTGATACATCGGCGGGTTTGCTGGCGCTGGCTGCGGTTGGTGCCCTCTAGCATAAGACCCGGCCATTGAAGCGCCGGTATTCAAGCCCTGTTGCAACAGCGCACCATACAACATCTGCTCACTCCCCGCTTGCTGTGCGCGTTGGCGATCAATACCGTATGCCGCATCTGCTTTAGCCATATCAGAAGCTGATTGACCACCGAACACACCCAAGGCTTGGTCGTTATACGCCGCTTGTGGCTGCAATGCTGCTTGGTTATTTTGGTAATTACGATCGTTAGCGACAAAGGCTTGGCCCTGTTGGTCAGCGGCATATCCGCCCGCCATTGGCGCTAAGGCGGTACTGGTACGCTGTGCTGCTTCCTGGGCGTATTGCGCGCCAAGCGGTCCTGACAACGCAGCTTGATCGGGTAATGGTGCAGCCTGTAATGCCGCCATTTGATTCTGCGCATCCTGTTGATAGCTGGCAGTTTGATCGCCGGGCATCCCCGCCATGCGCGCATTTTGATTCTGCTGCGAAGCACCACTTAACGCCATGAGATTGTCACGCTGTGCAACCCCAATACGCCGTAAGTTTTCGTTGTGCTGCTGCAACGCCGCCATGTATCGATTGCGTGCCTCTTCTAAAGCGCGATTGCGCTTGCTTGCGCCACGGGCAGAAAGCCCGCCAGCAAGTGCGCCAACGACGCCCCCTGTGGCAAAACCCGTAAGCGCTGGCGTTGTTTCAGAACTCATTAGAGCATTCCTATTCCGGCTGAGGCGAAGTTTCCAAGCGTGCCGATTTGCCCACCATAGATTTGACTCATGTTGTTTTGGTACGCCTGCTGGTCCTGTAGTGCCTGCATCTGCATAGCTGCTTGGTTCTTATACGCCTGGGACTGATTTCCTTGCTGCTGTAAAAGTGACTCGTAATACTTTTGGATATAGGGATCTGGAGCATACGCTTGTTGGCGAAGCTGCTGCGCCTGCTGTTGGTCATTTTGACGAAGCCCCTGTACGTAGTTTTGCGCTTGCTGTGCGTTCTGTGCTTGCTGTTGTGCAAGCTGCGAATTCAGCAAAGACTTGTTGTACTCCGATTGACTGCCACCAAGCGTACCCCGTGCGGCGGACTGCAACTGCATACGCTTTAACGAATCCGCGTAGCTTTGCTGCGATTGCTTATTTTGATCGCCCTGCATCTGCTGGTATAGCGACGCGTAGTAGGGATTACGCGATTGTTCCCATGCCGATACGTTCGACAGATTCTTGTTGCGGTTTTGATCCGAGGCGTATTGCGCTTGTGCTAGCCCGTATTGGTCTTTAGTCCACCCTTGTCCGGTTGCGTTACGGTACGAGTTTTCCTGGTTATAGTACCAATCTTTATTTGGGTTTGCGCCGTACTCTGATTGCGCGGTCCATGGTGCAGGAGCGGCCGCTGATGCGCTGCCTCCGCCCGAGTGATTCTTATCGTACAGACTACCAACAAGCGCACCGACACCGCCACCGGTGACGCCGCCTAACGCTCCGCCCGTGGCTGCTCCTATCGCGGTACCTAGTCCAAAGCCCATGGTATTCCTCAATACTTAATGATGAAGTTAAAGACGAGTCCTGGCTGTACAACGTTAAAAGGGGTGGTGCTTCCTGCGCTATCCGTGGGGGTGGAGAAGCGTATATCACTAGCGGACCAAGGTGCATCAGTTCCTGGGCCATTTGTTGCGCTGCCGCCATTACGCTGCCCCCAGCGGTACACATGGGTATGCGCAACCAACTCACTGGCGGTCATGGTGTGTGTTTCTTCACCAAACCACTGTCCTGCCGCCCGTGCAGTAAGCGCCGTTCCGGTGGGTCTCCCCGATCCAGACGCGTTATTTCCTAAGCCAGACCCCGCGCCAAGCACTGTACGACCTGCTGGATTAGGCAAATCAAACGTAGTAGACCCATCGCCTGCGCCGTAGGTTGTACCGATAAGCGCAAAAAGCGCCGAGTGGGTGGTACGATTACCAGTAGTTGTACCGTTACAGATAAGCCAACCAGCAGGCGCTGAACTGCCCGCAAAGGGCAACACGGCCCCAACGGGAGTAGACTGCGTAAGAAGGTTATCTACGTACAGTTTCGTTGCGGCATCGGTACTTAGCGTCGGCGTGCCAAGATTGATGCCGCGCTGCGTACCGAAATTAAGCTGCCCCGTCATGGCGTTGGTGCCGTCCTTTTTCAAGAACGAATTCGCCAAGGTAGTAAGGGTCTGATTAACGGCAGAAAGTTGTGCGTAAGTTGCCGCGTCTTGTGCTGATGCGCCATCAACAAGGTTCGTCAACTTGTGCGAACCCATCGAGATATCAGCGGTAGCAGCGTTGGTACCGTCACGTCGCCAGAGCGATGCAATCGTACCGAGACTTGCGGCCAAGGCGTTTGCGGTCGTAACGATTTCCGCAATCGCGCCTTCGACCGTAGTTGCTGCAACCAATGCGCCGGTATCCTGCAAGCCGACCATATTAGCGCCATTAGCACCCGAAGCGGTATCGGCCAAACGCGTTGCTAAACCCGAACCAGATTCAAACGCTTCCACCAACACAACGGTCAAAGCCGCCTGCGCAGGGATAGTAACTTGTAAAAAACCACCGTTATTTGCGACGGAAACCGTTGTGGGGTCTAGGACCAGTCCTGCCGAGAAAACGCGTACGTTTAAATTGGTAAATGCCGCAACGTACGCGATGGTCGTGATAAAAACGGTTTGACTTGCCGTTGCAGAAAACGCTTGACTTCCGGCTAGCGCTTGTGCGGTTGCGCTTGATAGGTTTTTAAGAGCGCCAGACGATGTAGTTACGCCACGAACGAACGTGTTGAGCTGATCGACAATTTCAACCGTGTCGTTCATTTCCGCATCAAGCATCGCGGGGCTGATGCTATTACCGGCATTAGCCTGTTGCTGGTAGCTCGTACGGCGAGATGGGCGCGGAGGATAGGGCATAGCGGTGCTTTTAGTGTGCGCTCGTTTATTTTGGAATCAAGCGCGGGGCCTATTCAAAAACACCGGCGTAGCTATACAACGCAGAACCCCCTTTGGCGGCGCTCCACCCTACTTCTGGAGTGTAACCATACACAAGTCCGGTTGAATTAACGTACCATCCCTCAACGCCTACCGTTCCAATAAGCCGAACTATTGTACCCGTTGGCGGAGCCGGAACGGCAACCCAGGTACTTCCGTTACTAGAGTAATAGCTCGTGTCATTGCTGACGTAGACAAAAAAGTGTGTAGCGGACGCAAAAAGGGTACTGACGTTTCCTAAAGTATCGTGCGGCGCACTAGCATTCGCCCACGTAATACCACCATCTGTTGAATAGTGCAACCGGAGCGTACTTGAATAGACCCCGGCTACTACTGCAACATTTCCGATCGCAACGACGTACCCAACTTGTCCGCCCAGTCCCGTATCGGGTACGGTGCGTGCTGTCCATGTAACGCTATCGGTAGAAGTCCGTATCTGAACATCCGCAGCTACAAGGGTTCCGACAATAATAAAATTGGTAGTAGTTGCCGCTAACCCCGTGGCGTAATTGAATCCGCTACCTATTGCAAACGGCCCGGCAAAAGACCCCCACGTCGTGCCAATATCTAGACTTCGCGCCATAGGGTTAGAATTGTAGCCGTTTAGCCACATAGCGACTATAGTGTTACCCACTCGGGCTATGCCCCGCTGCGTAGTATGCGCCGTTTGAGCACTTACTTCGCTATATGCTACCGCAGTAGACCGCCCTATATTTCCAGTATTACGCGGGAAATAAACGGCCCCTTGTTCTGGGATGTAGAGCGGCGGACGGTCTGTTTCACTACCCGTTGCTGTTATGAAGTACCGATCGGCAAGCGTCGGGTTATCTTTGACACTGTATGGAGAAAATCCATAGGACAAAATATAACTATCGTATATCGGATAGCCCGGCCCTACCACTGTTTTCCCACTATAACTGAAGACCTGCTGCCCCGCACGCCCGACGGTGTTTATCTCACCCACGATTTGCCCGTTGACAAATTTTGTCAACCGCCGCCGCCCTTTATTACTCAACCACCACGTACTACCCGAACTGCCTTGCAGCCCCGCATGTCCAGGGTCTAGGATGCGCTCATCACGGCGGCGTAAGTAGGTCATGAAACCTCAACAATTGCGCCATTTGCCAAAAAGTATTTGGTGCCACCCGACGCGATACCGCCAAAGAGGTTAAGGCTTATATTGCCTCCAAGAGCTTGCGCGTTATTGAGCTTCTTCGTAACCGTCGTCGCATCAACAACGCCCGTCAATCCATCATCAAGGTAATGAACTGCCGCCCCTTGTACCGGGGTATCGGGATCGGTAAGGCTGAAAGATTGTAACGCTGAACGGTTTTCACATGCCACGTAAAGCGTTGCTCCTACGATGATAGCATTAAGGGGGTTGACGACATGGTTGGCGGTAAAGCGCTCGCCGCATGAGATATTACCCGTTGCGGTAACATTCATCACTCGCCCCGTATTTACGCCGTCAAAACAGTAGACCCGCCCACTATCGCCACCGACAGCCCAGGCAATGCGATTGAACACCCAGCGGCGTTGCTTCTCGACACCCAAACCATCAAGCACTACCATGCTGCCTGTTGGCCCTGGCGCTACCATGAGGAAATTTGTAGCGGTAAGCCACGGTTCCGCTGCCGCAATATCGACGGTAATCAATATGGACGTGCCATCTGTCTTATATAGTTTCCCATCATCGCATACAGCCCAGCAGTACGTAGCCATCTTAGGTATACGCAATACTTACAGCGACTTGGCCTGCGGCAACAGCAGTAGCGTCCGTCACAGCCATTCCGCCTGTGATAGCATATGCTAGTCCGGTAGCGTGGCGAACCCACCCGGTATCATCAATAACCACTGTGCCATTAACAGGGACTAAGATAGTCGCTACTGGAGTGTCTGAAGCCAAAACCGGCGCGGAAGCCTTGTTGTACATTTTAAAATATGCCACCGCAGCTCCGTTATTTGAAACGGTAATGCGCGCAAGCTGCGCATTCGTAGCTTTAACAGACGTCAAATTTGTAGTTGCAGCACTGATTAGATGATGAAAAGTGCTCGCCCCGTCGGCCACATTTATTGCTGGGCGAACCTGCGCAGTAATAGTTCCGGTGACAACTGCGTTTACCCCGAGGCTGCTAATAGGCGATGCTTTCGGCGCTGCACGAATAATTAGCGATCCCGCCGTCAACGTTGCCACGTTAAGGCTCATGAGATACAAATCGAGTCCCGCAACGTCAACTTCAATTACCGCTTGCCCGCTGATATTACCGACGTTACCGACGGCAAGTACGCTCGTTGCTACGGCATCAACACGGCGGTATACAAGATTGGCCCACGTTGTACCGCCATCCGTTGAGTATTGCGGATTTAAATTACAGTTGGTAGCACCAACACCGTATACCAAAATTACTCGTTGCGTGCCTTCTGGAATGATCCATGAGCTGGTACGTCCTATAGCTGAGATCGTCCATGAGTTGTAGGTATCAACGTTAAACCCATTCGGTAACGAGTTTACCGTTTGAAGAACATCATTTCCATCACGAATAAGGGTGGTTGGCATATCGGATCACAGTGCTAAAACGGGTACGTACTGGCTGTTTTTCTTGGCGCTAAAACGGGCGGAAAGTAATCCTTGCCCTACACGAGTTCCCGAGTTTGCAACGACCATACCGCGTGGTGTTGCGGGTAAAGCAATAGCGGCATCGAGAACACCGTTGCTCTGGCGATAGAGAACATCTGTGCCGCCATACCACACAACGCGAGGCGTATCTACCGCAATAGCGGTCGTAGAAAATGCACTACGGCGCCGGATAAAGATCATGCATTACCTACCTTAACACGGAAAGAAAAGCTGTCCATTTGCCAAGCTCCGGTTCCCGTCATCTTGGGACTTATGGCATCGGATACAATACGAATCGGAATATGGTTAATACCGATGGTGCTGCCAGCGACAGTTGGCCCTTTGTGCGTTACGGTCTCGTCGCGTACTTTAGGATACAGCGTCAAGGCATGTGTGCCGGATTGTGCAACCTCGTAAGAGATCCACTGCTTTTTATTTCCCGTAGCCCCCGCATACAAATATGGGAAACGTGCCGTCCAGGAATATCCGATTTCGCCCGTGTAGGTATCGTCGAAGACATAAACCGAAGTACCGCTACGCACGTACACCTTGGCGTTTAGTTCGACCATATCGGTGACGTTGAAACCCGTCGGCAGAATGTACTTAGTCCACCCCTGCAAAGGCTGACCGTCCGGTCCCTGGCGGCTGCTTGTAAAAACGTACATCAAGTTGCCGATTGCGCACAAATACTGCGAACGTGACGGCGACCAGAGCGATACCAACCGTTTACCAGTAAGGACAAGCTGCTTAGTTTCTGCTTGTATTGCCGCCCCGATGTCGCCGTCTTGTGACTGCCCGGACGCTACGACAATGGACAGGCTACGAAATCCTCCCGAAGCAAAGTAGATCGAGTCCCCCATGATGTTGGCAATCGAGCCCGATTGTTCAGTTCCTGCGCCACCGACGATATCTGACAATTCGTTGTCCGCAGGGTCCGGGAAAAACGACCAAAGCTGTGTGGTATCAAAGAAAAATACCGCAAGCTTGTTGCCGAAATAAGAAAACCCACGTACCTCGGGATCCCCGTTGACGTGCTGTGTCACCGGCAAAAACCCGGCGTCGCCTGAGTTTGTCCAGTCAGTTGGGCCGTTGATCGTTGACGAAAACCACACGTTTGAGGTCGTAATATCGTTTGCGATAATCTTACGCGACATCGCAAACAAGTGCGGACCAGGAGTAAAAGGAAGCGTTACCTGGGTTTTACCGATAGCGGCGATAGTGAACACGTCCGCTTCTGGGACATAGTGGTGCTCGTATTGCGTACCTAACGCGGTGTTTGACGGGTCAAGATATTTTTCAATACAGATATACGGCGTGCGGTTCCATACTTGCGCGCCGGTAAGTCGCAACAGCGTGCCGGTATTTCCGCCTGTAACGTTGTTGCTAAAGAAGTCGTATCGGAAACCGGGTGGGCTATCTGGAAACACCCCGCTCGCTGGTACAGGTACTGCACAACGCAAGAACCCGTTACACTTGTAAAGCCCCAATGACGTAGAATCGACAGTCGCTACGAGACGTAACTGGGCGCGTGATTTAACACCGCCGCCAATGGTGAAATCGAGGTTATCCGCTTGCCGTAATGTGTTAGGAGCGCTGGCGTCCACACCACGACGTAAGTCAAGGCCGAGAAAACCCGACACTTCAAGAAGCGGCGGTTCCTTTACCACGGGGACCAATCATCCCGCCATGCGATATTTCTACGACGAAAACTAGCTGGTGCGATGGGTACGCGCCCTATCATGGATATGCTGCCGATTTCGCCTTGCTCGCGTGCCGTCAATGCGAGGTACCGCATGTGGTCTTGCATGTCCGCATTCCAATCGCCGCCTAGCCCAGTAGCGCGTTTTACAAGATATGCAGCCCGTTGAATAAGCGCTTCGCCATCGACATTAGGCCGGTCCGTTTCACCCAATAGCGCAGCCGGGCCTGCATAGTATTCGATGACCAATGTTACCCAATCGTCGTTTGGCGAAGGGTGCAACAGCAACGCGTTTTCCGTTATCTCATAATACCGAGGCTGCGCGCTCGTCTTAGTAGCATTACGAACCTGCGCGCCTGATCGTGCAATGAGATCGTATTCGTTGCCAGCTTGGTTGATGACGGCCACCCGACCAATACGACTCATCTGCGCATCATCGGGCGTGTCATAAACGGATTCGCCCGTAGTCAGCGCATACTCCGCCCGGCTACGTTGCGTCAACCACGGTGCTTCGCGATGCAGCTCGTTTTGCGCTTTACGAATCATCTCATCAGCAAGCGGGTACATGTCCGCTGCTTGATCGCCAACGATGGTGTAACCTGCTCGCACCAACACCGAGTTGCGAATTTCAACTAGCGTAGGCGCGAGCGGTTGCGGCATGCTTACTTCTTAACTTCTGGCTTAGGATCTGCAACGGATAAGCGTTGTGCTACATCCAAAGTAATGCCCAAAACACTCGACAAATCAATAAGCGATTGGTCAAGGCACGCAGAGCGATCGGTAAAACCTGCTGACTGAAGAGCGCGTGCTTGATCTTCGGTAAGGCCAAACGCAATAAACGAAGGGTGCGCCGCAATAAGTGGCTTGATACGGGTAGCTTCCCGCAAACGCAACGCTTCTGCTAAAAGAAGTTTTTCAATCTCTTTACGTAGCGTGTCTTCAGGCCACGCAAGATCGGCAAAATAAGCACCGTTTGATCCGCCATAGCGCCGACGTAGCCGTGCCAGTTCTTGCTCGACTCCTGAAATGTCGCTATAGCGCGTTTCAATGTACCCATCTTCGGGATACGGCGTAATCTCAATGCCCATTCCTGGCGCAGTTGGATCGAGCTTACCCGCAAAGACGCGACGCAAGACCGCTGCCGTGTAGGCAGGCGCAATGATCGGGCCGATGCCGGTGCCGTTGTGGCAACGTAGGTGAATGATGACGTTCGGGATTTGCATATAGGTGTGCTCCGTCGTTTACCCTAATACAAAACTCCCTGATGGCAAGCCACCAGGGAGAACCTGTCGGGAGCAACGACGGGGTTTTTAATTTGCAATAGACAAACGCACGCGGCTCGTTTTGTCTATTAATGACCTAGGAAGCCAATGTGCAAACGGCGTTTGCGTTAATCGCCTTAGGCAGCAAGACGAGCTTACTATCCAGGGAAACACGCGACAGACGCACATCGTCCTTATCAGGTGGGAAGCTGAGGATCTTCTTCTTGCCAGGAGCATAGCTCATCTGCCAAGTTTTAGAATTCAGCAGGTACATCCGGCGAGTCCACGGCGAGGTGGGAGCCAGAAGGCTGTCCAGGGTTTCAAACGTGGGGTTGTGAATAATGGGGATGCCTTCAAACGACAGGCCGGTATCAGGAATCCCGATGTCTGCCATACGTTGCTTATCGGCCAACGTGGTGGTGAACTGGATGTTATTGGTCGTTGCGTAGTTCACGTAACGATCGATAGCGCCAGCACCAGCCATGATGAAGTCGATACCGTCGGTGCCCATTTCCAGGCCGCGAAGCGACAGGTTAGCCTGACGACGAGCACGAGTAAGGCCAGCACGCAAGGTGCCGCCAGCGCCGTAGGTCAAACCAACTTCGGCGTAGTGCTGCAAGACCGGGCTAGCTGCACGCAGTTTCGTGCCGAGCGAGCCGGTAGTAACCAATCCGGTAGTCGCAGGAACTGACATCAGCGCATCCAACCCCTGAGGCAGTTTCGGATTGCTGGTGTTGTCAGTCAGGAGGGTCTGATCAACATCGATGTCGAACTTGTCATCCATCGCGTCGAGCTTAGCCGCCCAATAGTCAACCAGGATCTGCGCTTGTGAAGCGCTGTCGAACTTACCGATACGCGAGCTGCGCATCTGGTTAGGAACGATAGTAATACCGCAAGCGGCTTCGAGGTCTTCATGAACAAACTCTTGACCCATGTGGACATTGGCCCACTGGAACTGGGTTTCGAGTTCAATTGGAGCTTCGGAGAAAGCGAGAACGTCACGACGTTCAAAGCCCTGAATCGCAAGGTCAGAAGTGACCTGATATTTCAGAATAGGGCCATTGATGTTGGTAGCGCCAAGGCCAGCAACAGGAGCAGTGCCTTCATTGGTAGCGAGAAACTTTAGCCATGGCATCTGTTTGCGGTCGGCTTTGATCTGCGCTTTCTTGTTAAGAACGGGGGCATACGCAGCATATGCGATACCCTGGATTGCTTCGGGAGTAAAAATGGCCATGTGTCATCCGTGCCGATTAGGCATTAGTTGTTTTTGAAAAACTTACCTGAGACAAGATCAGCAACGAGCTGCGCTTTGTCGTCCTTAGGTGCTGCAACAGGAGCTGTTACCGCACTTGATCGTAGCTGTGTACCCGCTACCGGTTTTATGCTTGCTTTGACTGCGGCGGGCGGCGTGCTTTTACGCACCTCATCGCGCACAATCTCCTGGTACCCAGCAACCCACATAATTGGGTCGGCCTTTCCGTATTCGTCCGTTAACCGCTGTGTCACACGATTGGCGATCTTGTCGTAGTTAGGTACTGTCGCCTTGTACTCCGACTCCATACGATCAATCATGCTCAACGAATGCTGGACGATTGGATTTACCGTCTGCTGTGGTACTTGCTGGCGTGATTCTGGAGTTGGCGCTACCGCCTTGACCCGTTCTTCTGCCAGCTTACGCGCATACTTTTTAGCCGTCGCTTCGCTAATGGCTAAGTCTTCAACTTCGGCAGCGAACTCTTTGCGAAAGATTTCATCTGCAACGTCGTCGACAGTTGCGCGTTTTTCTACAGTTGGTTCAACGTACCCGAATGCTTTGGCGGTTTCCACCAACCGCTGCACCGCCGCTTTGTCTCCACTTTTCAGGCTTGCCGCAAGGCCAACCCAGTCTGCAAGATCAGGCGGAGAAATTTGGGCTTTACTGGCAACGTTTGTGAGCAAGTCACCAAACGCCGCAAGCTGCTTCAACTCCTTGTTTTCGTTACGAAGAGCGACAACTGTTTTTCGCGTTCGTTCGCCAAGGCGCTTATCGTCCAGAATATCCGGTTCTGCCGCTGGGGGCGTTTCCGTTTCTTCTTTCTTTTCAGCTACTTCCGGGGCTTCCGGTTCCGCGTCCTCTTCGGGAATATCGACTTTAGCTTCGTCAACTTCTGGCTCCGCGTCTTCGACGACGCTAGCTTGCATCAGTTGCTTAACTAAGTCCTCTTTGGTCTGAGGCGCATCTTGTGCGGACGTATCGCTTGTTCCGCTGGCAGTGGCGGGTGATTCTGCCTGAACCTGAGACGTAGGGTTCTGATCTTTAACGTCCGCATCCTCTTGCGAGGTGATCTGATCTTGACTCATACTGTTTTGCATTGCTCCTGCAAGGTTTATTTTTCTCCCAAACGAGTGTTCGGGTTATTAGGAAGGTTAGAGGCTTGCGGTGGGGCCGTCATGGGTGGCGCTCCACCTTGTGCGCCTTGTGGTCCTTGCGCTTCTGGACTCTGGCCAGCAGGCGGCCCCATCGGTGGCATGCCCATAGGCGGTTGCCCTGGCGTCCAGATATTACGTAGGTCGGTCGTGATGCCGCCCATACGCATCAGCTCTTGCATGACTACTGGAACATTCAACCCTGGAACGTTCATCAGCTTCATAAGAATATCCGGCAATGCCGTATAGAACTGCATCTTGCTGGCAAAATCTGGTGGGCCATTGACCGACGCTTTAATGTCAATCTGAAAATTGACCGTCAACTGTTCAGCCGACAACGCCATCCACATAGCGTTAGGCCCGCAAATCGCCTTAATGTTTTCAGCAGGAAACACCTTAACCGCTACTTGTGCAATCCACTCCATGATGTCAGTAAATGTACGGTTCACCGACATCAGACGCCGCGAGTTCGCTTTCTGCATCCCCGCATTAGCCAACGTCAGATCCGTAGCTACGCGGCCTTCGCCTTGCACGCCCTGGCCAGTGAGCGGTACATTAGCGACCGCCTGCATATCGGTGGTGACTCGCGAAGTGTCGTAAAGTCCTGGATTGTACGGTGCTCCGTTAATGTCTTTGAAGTATTTGTTGATATCGTCAGCTTTTTTAAGCATAACTGCTTGAAACGGCTCACGATTACGTAGCGCCTCAAGGTCTTCTTTGTCGGCAGCGCCTGCGGCAACAATGCTGTACGGATAGCTGGCGCGTCGCCCTTCGCGGTCGTGCGTACGTAAGAGATTGTATTCATCTTGCAAATCACGCTGCAACGCCGTATCCGACAACGGCAGTGACCGACCCGTAACGCGATTGAAGTAGATGGGGAACAAACTAAAGGGGTTAGCCCCTACCGCCTGGAATGCTTCATTGACCAAGAACTTACTTAGGCCATCAACCCAACAATACCGCCGTCCGAGGATACGATTCTCTAAAGTCCAGACGGCGCATCGGTCATTGATCTGCGCGGTTTCGATGTTCTGCCGTTCATCTGGCCCGTAAAAGCCAAAGCGGCGATCGACCTTTTTACGGTCCGACGAATACACTTGCACTTTGCCACAGTCTTCTTGCGAAAGAGCAAACTTTCCACAAATGTCCTCCTGTGAGAAATACATTCGATATGCCATCCATGCACCGCGCCGGATATCTTCCGGACGCGTCACTGACCAATCGTATCGCACATCCTCAGGGATGATCTGATCAACTGAAAAGCCAAGGTAGCGCTCAAGTTCAGGACATCCGAGCACGTCGATGCTCGTACCGTTGATGATCGCTTGCTTGCGCTCTGTGCGTGGGTCTGAAGCGTCTGGTACCATTTGCATTACGATCGCCCCCGTCATCGGGTCGACGCTTTGCAAGGGTACCAACGGCGGTTGCGCCGCAACTTTTTCTGCCATCCACACTTTCAGCGTGTTTTGCAGATCGACCATGCGCTGATAATCGGCGCTATCGTCGGTGAATTTCTTGGCGTCAAACGCCTCTTGTAAACGTTGAAACTCAGCAACGTTTTCCTGCTGATCATTGAAACGGTTTTGGCCAACAGGGTCTTTAAAGAAGTCTTCTTGCAATGCCACACGTAGCCATGCGATACCGTTCGTTTGCGCATCTTGCACCGCGCCCTCAAGCAATTCGGCAAGGCGGGTCTGCTTGATCGTATGGTTTAAGAACAGCTCGCACGTCTCTGCCATGTTAGCAATAGCAGGATCAATCTGGCCGCCGACTTGGGGCATTGGCGAACATGTGGCTTGAGGATCTTCAAGACCGAGATGCGCAATAACGGTTTGCTGATTCTTAAGAACTTGGTTGACCGTTACGGCGTTCTGATCTTTAGCCGCCATCACTCCTTCAGCGATGTATGCACGCTCCTCTTGCATCAGCTCGAAAGCGTCGCGCAAATACTCTGGCGTTTCGACAAGCGTTTTAAACTCCGCGATAAGCGCTTTCTCTGACGCAGAGTCAACACTCTCCGAAACAGATACAGAAGTTTCATTCATGCTGGAGTCCAGTCGCTTGGCAAAGCATCAATCACCAACAATTGCTGGTCCGGGGTAAGCGCAACACCGCCATCGTGTACAACAACGGCCCATTGCGCAGTCGTCGGGTGCGGCTGAATTGCATACCAATACTTGGTCGTATCAATAGGCTCACCCGTACCTTTTCGTAGCGCAGAATGCGCGCTAATAGCTTCTGCTTCGTTTTGTGATCCACAAATGAGGTATTGCATCATGCCACCGTTATCCCGTAGAAGGGGCCTTGGCTGCGTTCAAGGGCTTGACGATCCGCAGTTGATAGCGCCGAGGTGAAGACCGTTACTCCAGACAGTGTTCCATTTAGCGCAAGTAGCCCGTTCCTATTTCCGATGTTACACGCTACATCGTTGATTGGTAAAACGCTTGCGTTTACGTTTGACAAAACGTTTGTACCATTCCGCCAAGCGTTTGCCGATGCGCCAGACACGCGGACAACCGTCGTTATTTGATTAGTCGAGTTTACTGAACCCGTGAGAGAAAGTGCTCCGCCGCCGTAGAGCACCTGCATATTGTCTGCCACGCCTTGCCGACGAAGTTCTAGTACTCCGGTTGTTCCGACTGCGTCGCTCTGCGTAAATACCATTTCATTACTGTCTGCCGTTTCAATATTAAAAATAGCGTTTACCGAAAGATCAAGTGCGCCTGTAAGTGGTCGATTAGCAACCAGCAATCCTTGTCCGCTCCCGCCAAGAAAGCGTACGGTTGGTTTACCACCAAGTGTTTCAATAGCGCCGACATTGACTATACGGGGTTGGTTTGCTGTGGTGGCTTGCGCACCGTCTCGCGTATTTCCGCTCTGGTCATACCACGTAGTAACAAAAGCGCTTGGCTGCGATGTCGCTGCAACTGTTATGCCATAATAGATGCTTTGGCTCGCTTCAATACTTTGCTGATTCGTAGTCGATAGTGCTGCTGGGTAAAACAACATTTCATGGACATAGCCATCCCATCCGCGTGTACTTAAAATAGTGTCATACAATAAAACCAATCCATCAGCAACCGGCGTAGACCTAGTAACAGATAGAATATGTGGATTTGTATCGATTGCGACACCGATGGTAAAATCGTTAAAATTTACAAGACTGGGTACGGTTGCGCCATCAACAAAACCGCCAAGTGTGGCTACGCCATTACCACCAATAGTTCCAACGGGTTGCGCTTGCCCAAGTAAGTGGTTAGCTCTTGTTGTACTGCCACATGATAAAGCCCGAAAGGTGCTAGGACCGCTTGGCACGGGGTCACTAAAAACGTAGTGGTAAGATCCTACCGTGATAGATGCTGTGCTAAGGCGAGTCTGTGAAGCATTAAGACCGCGAATCGCTGGTTTACCGTTTTGCGTTTCTACAACACCGGCATTTACGATACGCGGTTGATTCGCTGCCGTCGCTTGCGTTGCGTTGACACTTCCAGCTTGGTCGTACCACGTCGTCACAAAGCCGCTTCCGCTTCCCACAAACGTTAAAAGCGTCGAGGTATCTAAACCCCCTGTATTGGTAAAACCAATGTCCTGTTCCGCATTGTCCGAACTACGCCGAACGCGAATAGCCGCACCTGCGTAAGCCGCTCGCAGTTTTCGTAATGCGTACGCAGCGGAGGCTCCAGTTACTACATCAAGCGGGCTAGTTACGTTTGTAAAATTTAATAGCGCAGCGCTATCGAGGTTTCCTGAAGCGGTAAAACCAATATCTTGTTCCACATTGTCGGAACTGCGACGTACACGGATCGCCGAACCGACATACGCCGTACGAAGTTTTCGTAAAGAATATGCTGCAACAGCGGATACACTAAGCGTATCTAATACTGGGCTTTCTACGCCACCGCCCATTACGTGCAAAAGGGTAGAAACTATGGGTCGAATTGCTGGCGCAAAGAACCGTCGGATCACAGAATATCTACTTGCAGACTAGCGGGGAAAGTTGAGAAATCGCTTGACCGGATACGGACAAAAGCACCTGCGGGAATCGATACACTAAACGCGCCGATTTTTGAAATACCAATGTAAGGCAGGCCGTCGAGCATGCCTAGAACCGCAGGCGAATACCGTACGTTCGTATCCGATGCAGCAACCTCAACGTACAAATTACCGCCTAAAAGACCGGTTGCTGCGGTTCCCGACACAATGATGACAGACGCCGCAGCCGTTACCGCTTGCCCTGCCGAGGTGGTGTTGCTGGCGATAGAAAACGTGTTGGCCATGGTGTCAGTACCTTAATAAGTGAGCGTTTACTTGCAATCAAGTTTTAGGAGGGAGCTGTCGGGCATATTCTTCGGCCCGCTGGGCGTTCGCCTGAGCCATTCGATACCCCTCTTCGGCATCTTGCTTGTGGTATTCCGCTGCGTCCTTTGCGGCTTTAATAGCCGGTCCGCGTGCGAGCCATGCTGTGGCGGTCGATACTGCTAGCGCAGCGCCAGCGCCAAGAATCTGTCCCAATCCTGTACCTCCGGCAGCCATACCGACCATCTGTGCTACGGGACGAAGCTGATCATAATCCGGGCTTGTTTTAACGGTCGACGTCGTGGTTTCATCCTCGCTGATGCGGGTTGTTTCACGAACAGGTATCACTTGTGCGGGCGTTTCCGCCGAAGCAGGAATTACGACATAGGTATCTTTAACCTCTACGCGTGAAAGCCCACGTGTTCCTGATCCGAGGCTTGCGCACCCCGTACATAAAACGACGGCCAAAAAAGCCACTAACGCAGAAAAAAGGATTGTCCACCATTGGTCGTGCGTAAAGTTTTTCATGGTGTTTTCACCCCTCGCGTAGCATTTAACGACACCGATGCTTGTCCGGCCAACATCCATTTAATTTGCGCAATGTCGGTTTTTACCGATGATAACTGCTCTCTAATCTCATCGATCTTTTTATCTTTTTCAGTATCGTTTTTCTTGAGTGTTTGTACGTCCAAGTACACCACGGTCCCCCATATCGCAGCCAGTGCGATAGCGCAAGCCAGCGCCCATAAGAGATGCAAGGGCATCTTGACTTTGGTGTTTGGGCTGAGTGCGGCAACAGCATCGGTTTCCGCTTTCGATGGGTCGTATTTCACAATTATGCTTCTGACGTAGAGGTTGGTTCAACCAGAAGCGGTTTGAGATCACCACGCGCCATACGAATCGTCACATCTCGTAGAAGCGCATAGAGCTGCAACACCGTTGGGTCAAAAGCCAAGTCCTTTAGCTCATAGCCAATGGGCGGAACGTTTTCTATAATAGGCTGTTTGCCCACACGTTCGATAAGATTGGCCAGGGTCATGTCTAACCGCCAACCCGGTGTGCCTTCTGCGTCAGGCGTGCCGCGTCGCGAAATGACGATATTATCGATTAGCGTGGTGGTGGTAATTTCAACGGTGTCAGTTGAAACAATGTCGGGTTCGGTCATCGTATTCTCGTTGCTATAATGGTGCCTGCGGCAGTTGGCGAACCTGCGGCATACGTACCTTGTGTAATCAAGTAAAACGTGGTTGTCGTAGAGATGTTTATCGCGCCGGTGGTTGGTACTGTCAACGTGTGAAACGCCGAAGGGATAAGCGCCGCAATGGTCTGCATGGCGGTGTTTAACCCCGTTGTCCCCAACGTAGCGCTAACCGTATTGATAGCGCAATAAATATTAGTACTATTCGTAAATCCCGTTGCGCCGCTGCTGAGAACAACAAAACCTTTCATATCCCAAGCGCCGGGGGGAACTAAAAGAGACGTTACGTTAGTCGTTACCCCCGTGCCGCCTAGCGCCGTGGCGGAAACCGTACTAACAAGCTGTTCACCGACTTGCCCGCTTACCGATGCGGTTCCGTTTTGAACGCCAGCAATCACGTTCCCTGAGAACGTACTGCCAATGGTGCCAAGTTTGCAAACACCCTGAACTTGTAGATTATTAGCGCCTGGGCTTGTCGGTGAGGATCCAACGTACCATCCACCATCTGCATAAATTTTTCCGACGGATCCCAAGAAAGTACCAGGGTTAGCTTCCGTCACAAAACCAAAATTTATAAAACCAACAGATGCTGGCCCCGCAGCGCCAAATATCGTAAATTCATAAAATCCGCCTCCTACGTCAGTGCCAAGGCCCATGTGGGAGGTATTTGATTGATATAATTCAATTTTGCGGCCCGGGTTTGCGGAAAACGTTAGCGAGCCAGTCGCCATTCCCGGATTTGTCGCGACTGAGGTTCGCAGTGCCGGACAAGAAAGGTATCCGCCAACGTTTAAATCACCGCCTGCCCCAATACCTCCGGTGACGACCAGAGCGCCGGTGGTTGGACTCGTCGAGCTGGTAGTATCTGCAAGGGACGTAACGCCCCCTACGTTTAACGTTCCAGAAGTCTTTACCGCCCCCGCGACGTTAAGCGCTCCGCTAACGCCAACACCACCGGCAACGATCAAAGCACCATTGGAAGGAAGCGTACTTGCTGTGGCATTTGGTAAGGTGACCACACCTTGCATAGTAACACCAGAAATACTCAACCCAGACCGCGTAAAAATTAATCCTGCTCCAACCGACGAGTTTGTGTCATCTAAAAGGCGCAAACTGAAAGTGGTTCCTGTACAGAACCAATCCCACGTCTTATTGTTTACCGCTGCGCTCGTGGCGGTTAAGCCAAGTGAAACGTTTCCACTACCCGTTAAAACTACTGCGGAATTTGTGCCGACTCCGGTAGCTGAAAAGTTTTGCGATACCGTAAACGTTTGTGCGATTTGCAATCCCGCGACGGTTATGGTAGCGTCGGGGAAGGTTGCCGTTCTTGGGGCGGTAAGCGTTCCCGAAAAAGAAAGCGGGCCCCCGGATACCGTTTCTTGTAATTGGCTACTGCCGAGGAGCGACGGCGAAACCCATTTTGTCAAGCGTGCGGCAGTTCCGGTTCCGTTAAGAAAACTTATCTTTGGGTCTAGTAAATCCGCATTTCCACCAGGAATTACCGTTGTTTGACAAACGGGTACGCTATTTTGTAATAGCGTTACCGTGTGCGAAACGGTGTCCAGATTAGCGAAGTAGACGTTTTTTACAACGCGACGTGGCCCTACTCCGGGGGAGGACGCGACAACAACAGGGGCGGTACCATTACAAGCAACTTCGTTGCCGCCTTCGATAATGGTCGTGTCTGTGACATCCGCGTAAGAAACCACGAGCGTCGGCTGTGTCGTCGTTGCCGCTGCGGCCAATACGGCAGTTAGGGTCTTCGGATCTATAAGGACGATCACGAGGCCACGCTCCAAGCATAGGCACGAGATTGCGCCCGTATGTTTGTAAGCGATGACATACTTACTGTCAAGGCGTCGATCTGCGTTTGTTGCGTAGCGTCAACAGCGAGATTGGCAAGGTTGTTCGATGCGACAACCGCAGTAAGCGTTGTTAAATCGGTTTGAATCTGGTACAGCGTTGACGTATTTGACGTGTCACTTGCACCTCCGGCAAAAGACGGGGTGTTGACTAAGAGAGACGTCGTTGAGGTGGCTTTACCAACCAGCGGTGTGCCATTTACGATAAGATCGCCGGTAGGGCCTACACCATAAAGCGCGCCCGCCGTAAGGGCTACGAGTCCGTCGATCTCCCCGGCAGTTGCAACCGTAAACGTATCAAGTCCCGTAACTCGCGAAATGACGCCGTGGGCTTGCTCCCCCGCACGGCATCGTCTCCACAAGCCCCCGTCAGTGACAACTGCCGTTAGCTTTGCAAAGCCATGGGCCGTCTGTGCCTGACGGGTTTCAGTCATTACCGTTCGCCAGCAGGAATCAGCGTAACCGCAGCGACACCGGCAGTACTGAAATCGCGACAGGTAATCAGCGTCGGGGTATTAGCCGTCAACGCAGCGCCAGGGATCTGGACGATGGTGGCTGGATCAGGCACGATAACTTCAACGACTTGACCAGCGGTTGGAGCCGTACCAAAGGTGACAGTCGTGCCGTTGATCTTCCACTGCGTACCCGTAGGGGTAGCGTCCGAACCCATGCGCTGGCGGGTAACGCCATTCGACTGGTATTGCGGAGGGAAAGTAAGCGCGATTGCTTCCAGGTAGTTGATGACCGTCAGCGACGCGGCCACCGTGGTCGGATACGTCACGCCGGTAGCGGCGGTCGGCAGTGTGAAAGCAACCGCAGCACCGTCACCGACAAAACGGAAAACGCGAGCGGCGGTTTGCGTACCAGGATGGTTGACACCGTAGAAAGTGCCCGCACCCGTCGAGGTAGCGATAGCTGGTTGGCCCGCACAGATCGACGCCATACGGCGTGACCAGACTGGCGCATTTGCGGAGAAAAGGCCAATCGTGGTTACGATATTGGCAAGAGGAGCATTCAAGGGCATGGTGGTTTTCCGTGCTTGGGTGAAGCTGCACTATAACGAAAAAAAAATGTTTCAACAACTTTTTTATAACGTATACGCTACCAGCTATTTGACCGCAATCCGGGTACGTTTTTGCCAGAAGAGCGGCGTGATTTGAAAACGTCGTCCATGTACACTTCGCCTTTTTTCTTCCAAGAGGGAATGACGACGGAAGGAGGAAGCGGGCGACCGATGTTTTCAATACACAACGCCCCAAGTGCAAGTGCGTCGACGGCATCGTCATCGCCGGTTGTCTCGTCGCTGAACGAAAGCATGTTCGGTATCAGCTCTTCGTGTACCGTGGGCTGGTCGGGGAAATAGAACTTACCCGCTTCCATCAAGCCGCGTAATGCATGCGCAACCACCATTTTGGAGGAGCGCCGGGCCGTACGGTCGATGGTCAAATAGAAATCTTCTTCCGCCATTTCGCGATCAAAGAGCGGATTCAGCGCACCTTGAATAGGGCCTTTCTCGGTGGCTAAGACACGCGCATTATGCTTCTTAGCTAACGCGATGGTAAGCCGCACGATTTCTAAGGATCCCCAGCGCCCCCAGTGAAACGTATCCATGACGTAAACGCTTCCTTGGTGATCAACACCGAGGCAGAAGATCGCTGTCTTATCGCCACGATTTGATTCCGTTACCGCATAGTCAGCGCAGATGAGGTAGGTCAAATCTTCGGGAAATTCTTTCCAGTATTTTAAATGGTCTTTCTTAAAGAAGGCCCCGCCCTCGACAATAGGTGTTTGCTGATACATGGCAAACCAATCGCGGCTTCTCCCATTAGATACAAGATCCGCTTTAATGCGGATCAACGATTCGCGTGGCCAACGCGATGGCACCAACGCTTCGCCTTTTTTGCGTTTAAGCGGATCAGCATCGTCCTCTTCGGCTAAGGCGGGATAAGAAAGCACCGTCCACTTAGAAGCGTTTGGATCTTTCTTTGATGCCGATATGAGCCGTGCCGCTAAATCGTCGGGGTGCCAACGTTGGTGCATAAGCAAAATGCCTCCGCCTGGGGCTAACCGAGATTGCAGATTAGCCATGTACCAACTGAATAACGCCTCGCGCTCGACTTCCGATAACGCTTGTTGAATCCCAGCCACTGGATCGTCAACAATCCCGATGGTACAACCTTTTCCTACGACCTGCGTGCCGACGCCGAGTGCGACATATCCGCCGTTCTTGGTCGTACGGATATTCATCGTCGAATTACGCGATGGGTCCGGTGAAAATCCTTGGAACGTATCCTGGTACATTGGTGCGTTCAGCCGATTACTGACCCAAAGACCGAAGTCCTTAGCAAGTCCGTCGGTTGCGGAAGCGGCAATGATCTCCCAATCGGGATGCTTACCAATAACGTACGTTGGAAAGTTTCGTGATACCACCTCGGATTTGCCCGATCTCGGGGGTGCAAAGATCATCAAGCGCGGACTTTTCTTTTCTTCACACGCTTGCAAGAATGCATCTAGGTAGTCGCATAGTTGCGTTTGAAACGGGTCAAAGATAAATTGATCATCCATACGACGAATGTACCCGGCCAGTGACCGGGTAGCTAATTCACGCCGCACAAGCTCGTGCCGAATGGCGTTCATGCGCGATCATCACAAGCGCCAAGCACCGCCGACGCTACTTTCAACCACATCTCCCGCGTAGCCGGGGTAATGGCATTCCAATCAACCGACGAGCCAAGAAACGCTTCCAAAGCAATCTGCGCGTGGGTCTTATTCGCAATCCGGTATTGATCAGGAATCATGCTTTTGCTTTCTTAGTTGGTGCTTTGCGCTTCTTTGGTGCTTTGCGCTTCTTTGGCGCCCCTTTGGTTTTGCTATCGACGATATTAACACGGTTTTCAATACCCGACAAGCGGTCTTTAAGCCAGCCGTATTCGCGCATAATAAACTTTTCAGATTCCCCGAATAAGGAAGCGCGACGATGCGCGTCCGCAGCTACGGCATTAATTTCCGGTATTTGAATTTTAAGCGCATCAATGCGGGCGTTTATATCTTCTTGTAACGTTTGAATTTCTTTTGTGTGATCTCCCTTTATTTGTTTTTGCAGTTCGTGGTGGCGCATGTCAACTTGAGCAAAGCGTTGTTCTAGTTCTGTAATCTTAGCGAGGTGTTGCTGTTGTTGATTGGCGAGAGCGCGTTCAAGCGCTTCGATGCGAGATTTATAAAACATGGGGTTGCTCCTGATTTATAGTATACGTCAAGGTTCTAAAAGGTCGAGGAGTTCGGCGTGTGTCAACTCCTTTAACTGATCGGGACCGTATTCGGAAGCCTTGCGCCGTCCGCGGTCCACACGCTGCACGACATCCTGGTAGTCCGTAGCTTTTGCATCCGGAAGCGCCTTATTGGCCAGGAATTTAATCAGATCAATCTTATCCCGCGAGTTCAACGGAGTGCCGGTCAAATCTCCGGTCGCAATTGCCCGCGCCGCCAATGAGAACAGGGCGCGTACATCGATCGACGCCCGTGCTACCTCGGCTTGATTGGATTGTTCTGCTAAGGAGGTGAGTCTTTCGGGTGTCAGCACCAATTCCGTGGTGCCGGTGTCAAAAGGCCGATTCTGCGAAAACGCCGCAATAGCTTCCCGCGTGTGCGGATCAATGCGATCAAATAGGTCCATCTCCGTCAGCTCAACCAACGCTTGCGGTAGGCACTGCCGCAGCTTGTTGATCTCCAGCTTGGTAACGTCGACCTCCCGCCATGCGGGCCACGGCTCAATGATATTGGATTCGAGGCTGTGTGGCCACTTAGTACGGTCAGCCGGTCGGCGGATGTACTCCTTCATCAGGGCATCAGCTCAGGAATATGAAAAGTAATATTGCTAACAGAAACGTTTCCATGCGTCCTCCCTTCAAGTTGTAGGATAAGCCGCCGTACGTGTTCTTTGATGGTTGCCTTATGCGCTTCTGGAACCCGCATCGTGAGTACAACCAGCGTATCTTGATAATGGCGTGCTCTTCCCATGTTGGTATGGTATACCTTATTTTGTGTGGGTCAATAGCGTTTTGTGTGCTTTATATTGTATACTTTATTATTTGGGATGGGGGTGTATTTTGTATGCGCATGTCAACATGTACGTAAACCAAATCACAAATAACCCTCCCGGCACACCCCACACCACCCAACACAAGCCATTATTCCATATCAACCCCTATTTATATTGACCCATCACACGCATATTTTGTACGCTAGTAGCATAGTTTATCCGCACATGTGTTTGTATGAACCTAATAAACCTGGTTTAAGAATCGATTTATTTGCTACTATCGCAACAGTTAGACTAACGGTTGAACTTTTACTATCGGTTTAAACCTCTGTGTAACAATGGTTTATAGACCGTTAGTACCGTTAACCGTTAGATTTTATTTATGTAGATATCGAAACAGGGGTAAGTAGGAGGGTAAAGAAATATTGACATACCGAAAGAGAGAGGTAATTAGGTATTAGAATATATAGTCATTTATACCCTTATTATTATATATCTAATACCTATTTAAATACTTAGTATTCCATGACTTATAACTTGAGTGTCAACTTTTCTTGCAAGCTCAATTTCTTGCTCTATCTATGATATCGAAACTTTTTACTAACTGTTGGGCTAATAGTCGTCATAACCCTATGAGACAAATAAACTTACAACCGATAGTAACCGTTAGTAAGTTAGTCTAACTGTTGTAGTAGTTAGTAAACCGGCATAGCGTTTGTTTAAACCCGTATAAAACGCTACTTAGTATAACCAATGACTTATGACTACGTAAAGTACCGTAATACAAAAAATATTGCAAACCCATCTATTGGGGGTACCCTGTAGACAGGAGATAATACGATGAAGAACCCCTACGCTGTAATGCTAGGCTCCATAAAAAGCCCAGCGAAAGCTGCCGCAGCACGATTAAACGGCTTGAAAGGTGGCCGACCAAACACCAGCTACAAGCCGCTGACGCCCATTCCGCCATTTCCCGAAGAGGGCTACCGCGGCCATCCGGTATGGCCCCAGATAGCGGCCAATGACCAGGGCGTGGTGATTATCTGGCAGGCGAGCGCCCGTGAGCCTTATTGGAGAGCGTGCGCGCCATCTCGGGTGACTTCGGGCAATCGCATACATTGGACCGCCAAGGGGCCGTTACACCACCTTGTTTACGAATGCGCTCATCAGCAGACCTACAAATGGTCTAAAACCGCACCCGATGGTTTCACCCTATACCACATCAATGGCATCAAGAACGACAACCGTGTTGCAAACCTACGGCTTATCTCCACTGCCAACAACTTACCAAACTAGTGTGACACACCAATCGTCAAAACACCTCTGGACCACTACCGCATGCCGCCCCCATCGCGTATAATTCGTGAGCCAAGCAAGATCACCCCGAAAGCCTCACACTAGTGATCTGCGGATCCAGTGAGCGATGCGGGTGGTCTGCCTAGCAACTAACCAGACGCCCATAGCGGCCATTTGACAACACCATACCGTAGAATCACAGCCGACTAGCCCATGGCTCCTAATAATGGCTAGAAACGCCTCCTAGAGGCAACACCGAGACAATCTAGCGTCACGATAGGTGCTAGATCGAGATAGCTGCATATCACGTCAGGCATGCAGCCAGGATAGTCCCACTGACCTACGGGACACCATATAGACCTAGTACAAACCCCTAATAAGCGCACTGCGCAGGAGCAAGAAATGAGCAAAGTCATCACCATCAAATGGGACGAGCAGGACAAATCCAACAAGGGCTGGGCCTATGATGTCGCTGGCGGAGAATCTGGCGAAATCAATGGGCAGGCAGCCGATGCCATCGATCGCATCTGCGAAAATATCGCAGCGATCGAAGGCGATGGCGCGGCGATCATAGAGGCCACTGGGGCCGAGGGTGGAGACCAGCTCTGGCTTGATCTGACCGGCAATAGCCAGATCGATCTGGCAGCCCTCATCGGGCTGGACGCATAATCTGTAATCGCCCCGCCGCCAGTGGGAGGGGCACCCTATGGACCTAAAGCAGAAAGCCTACCAATGGACCGCCTCACACTACGCCAAGCCCGACTCGCCACCAGTATACGGACAGAGACATTCTCGCTGATCTAGACCTTGAGAGCGACCTGCGTCGCGCATTCGGTCTTCAATGCTATTACGAATAAGGAAGCCCCTTGTGAAACCCATCACCATCTCAAAAACCAAACCCTTCACAGGCTACATGCTGACACAGGGCCAGCAGATTGATATTGTCGTTCAGAGGAAAAGGATCTCGTATATAGTATACAACTCCTTCCTTTACGCGCCCGACAACCCGAATCGAGCGGCCCTCACAAAGCTAGGTATGACAGACGCATACGGTGACTTTACGCCGGAAGCACAAGCAAGAATAAAAGCGGCCGGACTCGATCCAGAGGGTGGTTGGTGGCCGGTCGGTCCGCTCAAAGCTCAAGCTACATTTCTTCGCAGCCTCTTCTCGGCACCGACCGCTAAGCGATTAGAGAGTTAACCACAAACCGCCACATACGGCAAATCCCTAGAAAAGACGTTTATCATGTACGCACGCCAAGCCATTCAAACCACGTTTATCCAACCTACCAACACTCGCCCGAGTCGCGTTAAGGCATTCTGCGAAGCCCGGGCCATCGTCCGGAGTTGGGACGATTCGCTTAATGTCTGCGAGAATCACCACGCTGTCGCTCTGGAACTCGCCAAGCTCCTAGGCTGGTCAACTAAAGGCTGCGGATTCGGTGCGTTGCCGAAGGCAGGTTATGCCCTTGTGTTTCCGGTGACCCCATGAATTACCTTGTACCCTTCGGAGTGGATGTAAGCGTCCGCATAACCAGATTTACAGAACGGGACGAAGCGCGGGTACAAGTAATTGCTCCTCTCTACATGCGAAAGGAGTGGGACATGTCGCACTCCTACAAGTCATCGGAATTTACTGACCAAGAAATAATGCGCGATGGCGACTTTCTTCGAGTACTGAGCAAAGCCTACGAGATGGAAGCATGATTACCGATCAACCTATGCCAGAAGCAATGACCGCTTTCGAGGTAGCTTATCGCCGTTTTGACTTCCAGGATAAACCCTGGGCCGAAGGACAGTCTGATCGTCAACTAGACTGGGTGCTAGTTTGCGTTGGATCATATCGCAGTCGCTATTGGACAGGTGAAGACTGGGCCCGCGATGAACTCACTGCCAAGCGAATGAGCAAACAAGATGCTGCAAGCGCAATGTGCATGCACGAAAACGCGGAAAAGTGGCGCTTCATGCGTCTTGTACCGCAACCGATAGAGTTTTTTGATCTTCCTACTATGAACGGACGACTCCTATGAACCTCCGCCAATTCCTCATCGATATGTCCATCGTCGCTATAGTCGTACTTCTGGCTATCTGGCTCCTGTCGATGGTGCCGATATAACTTTGAACCGTAAGGGCAAACCATGAACTATGCAGACGCCATACAGTTTATATTACTCTCCTATGCCGCTATTTTCAGCCTTGCTTTTTTAGCGTTTTTTATTTATAGCGTGCGCGAGCTAGTTCTTTTTCGTCGGCATCGCAAGTTGTGGGAGTGCCGTGCATCCCGCGCAGAATCGGAAAACGAACGCGAGCTGTGCTTACGTATTGCTAAAAAAGGACCAACACCGTGACAGACACGCCACAATCACTACCAATCGAGATCCGTAATCGGTGGAGCGATAAGGTAATTTACACCGGTCGTCCCGGTGAATCGCTCAGGCAGACGGTAGAGCGGGCAGTTGCGTACGGTGCGCGCCTGGACGGTGCGAACCTGTCCGGTGCGAACCTGTCCGGTGCGCGCCTGGACGGTGCGTACCTGGACGGTGCG